AATTCATCCTGTAAAACTCAGGTCTCTTGTTTGGCACGAACCAATTCGTAAAGATTTTTCTGATCATTTTGACATTCATAAAGAACCAGTGGATGGCCATACATATACTATGACTGTAGATGTTGCTGAAGGTCAAGGTAAAGATTATTCCACATTTTCGATTATAGATGTAACTCAGTTTCCATATAGATTGGTTGCCAAATACAGAAATAATACGATTGCTCCACTACTCTTTCCAACCGAGATTGTCAAAGCTGCTAGATATTATAATGAAGCCTTTGTTCTGGTAGAAATCAATTCTATTGGATTACAAGTCTCAGATATCATTCACCATGAATTAGCATATGAAAATCTAATCAAGATTGAAATGAAGGGTAAACAAGGTCAGCAACATTCACCAGGATTCAAAAAGAAGATTGCTTACGGTCTCAAAACCACAAAACAGACTAAAGCTATTGGTTGTGCTAATATAAAGACATTGATTGAATCCGATAAGTTAATTATCAATGATTATGATATTATCCAAGAATTATCCACATTCTCTGCTGATAAACAATCTTTCAAAGCAGAAGAAGGTAATAATGATGATTTGGTTATGACATTAGTTCATTTTGGATGGCTTACTTCACAAAGATATTTCAAAGAAAACATCAATAATGACATTCGATCTGCCCTTCAGCAGGAACAGATGAATATAATGGATACCGATTTAGTACCATTTGGTATTATTGACAATGGAATTGATGCTTTTGATGAAGATCCAGCAAGAGATGCAAGAGAATTGTGGACAAATACTCGAAGCACTCTATATCCGTTCGATCATATGGATTGGGATATATTGTCTAATCGACATAAACTTTAATTCATTGAAGGCAGGACATAGCCATTATATAGAATTGTCAAGTATTGTCAAGTGAAAAAGTGCATTTTTCTAAATAATATAGAACAAAAATAACCCCTTGAAAAGGAGTATAGAAATGCCTTTTTTCTTATCACCAGGCGTTAATGTTACTGAAATTGATTTGACTACTATCGTACCCGCAGTGGGTACAACAGAAGGTGCCTTTGTTGGAACATTCCAATGGGGACCAGTGAATGCCATTGTGAATATATCTAATGAATCTGAACTTGTAAATATTTTCGGTAAGCCAGATGCAAACTCATACACTTCATTCTTTACTGCATCAAATTTCTTGTCATATGCAAGAAATCTAAAACTAATTCGTGCTGTCGATTCAAATACAGCAGTAAATGCTACAGCAAATACAGGCGGTTTGGGTCTACTAATTGAAAATAGAGATGATTATGAATATAACTATCTCGATCTTTCTGCTGCAAATTCTTATGGAATGTTTGCTGCAAGATATCCAGGTTCTCTAGGTAACTCACTAAAAGTTTCTGTTTGGGCAAAAGCAAATTCAAATACACAGACTTTCAATAATGATTGGACATATGGAGAAGAATTTAGTGGACCTCCAGGAACATCAGATTATGTAGCAAAAGTTGCTGGTGCCAACGACGAAATGCACATCATCGTGGTTGATGAAGATGGTAGATTAACTGGTACTTCAGGTACAATTCTAGAGAAATTTGCATATGTTTCAAAAGCATCTGATGCAAAAAATGATGACGGATCTTCAAGCTATTATGTCAATGTAATCAATGATCGTTCAAGGTATGTCTATGTTCTAAATCAAGCAACAAATACATCTACCGAAGCAATCGAAACATCTACTTGGGGTCTTCAAGCAGCAGGCACCACATATGATCAAGATTCTGATGAATATACAATGTCATTAGCTGGTGGTGTAAATGGTAATCCAACAAATGGAAATGTAATATTAGCATATGATAAATTTGCAAATGCAGAAGAAGTTGATATTTCACTCATTTTAACAGGTGATCATCCAGCAGTTGTGTCTGAACACATCTTAGAAAATATTGCAGAAACAAGAAAAGATTGCGTAGTGTTCATTTCTCCTGATAGAGATGATGTTGTAGATAATAGAGGATTTGAAGTTGATGATACTATTCAAAAAAGAAATGTTTACAATTCATCTTCATATGCAGTAATGGATTCTAACTGGAAATATCAGTTCGACAAATATAATGATGTATATCGCTGGCTACCAATGAATGGTGATATTGCCGGCCTTTGTGTTCGTACAGATTTCGAAAGAGATCCTTGGTTCTCACCAGCAGGTTTCAATCGTGGTCAAATCAAAAATGTCGTCAAACTTGCTTGGAATCCTACCAAAGCAAATAGAGATGATCTTTACAAGAATGGTTTGAATCCAATCGTTTCATTCCCAGGTGAAGGTGTTGTTCTATTTGGTGACAAAACAATGCTTACTAAGCCATCTGCTTTCGACAGAATCAATGTGCGCAGATTGTTTATCGTTCTTGAAAAAGCCATCGCAAGAGCATCAAAGTACTCACTCTTTGAATTTAATGATGAATTTACAAGAGCCCAATTCGTTGCACTTGTTGAACCATTCCTTAGAGATGTACAAGGTCGTAGAGGTATCTATGATTTCCGCGTTGTTTGCGATACCACAAACAATACTCCAGAAGTTATCGACCGTAATGAATTTGTTGGTGATATCTACATCAAACCAGCAAGATCAATCAACTTTATCCAGTTGAACTTCGTAGCAGTGCGTACTGGTGTTGCGTTTGAAGAAGTTGTTGGAAGATTCTGAAATTAATCGATAACCTCGTGATAGAATTGAATAAATAGATATAACTTACATCAAGGAGTAAAGGAATATGCCCTTTAGAGTACAAGAATTCAGATCACAAATGGTCTATGATGGAGCAAGACCAAATCTATTTCAATGTGAATTGACTTTTCCCGTATTGGCCGGTGCTACTGCTCCACAAAGCAAATTTACATTTATGGCTAGAGCAGCACAGATGCCTGGTTCAACGGTAAATCAGATTTCTCAGTTCTACTTTGGTCGTGAACTCAAGTTTTCTGGTAACAGAACATTCCCAGAATGGACTGTTACTATTATTAATGATGAAGACTTCATCATTCGTGATGCCTTTGAGAAATGGCTAAATGGACTAAACTCGCATGTTGGTAATACCAGAAATCCACAGTTTGAAAAAGGTGATGATGGATATCAACAAGACGCTTTTATTACACAATTTGGTAAAGTTGGAGATCAAATCAAAAGATACAAATTTGTAGGATTATTTCCAATTGATGTTTCTCCAATCGAGATGGATTGGGGTGCAAATGATACTATCGAAGAATATGCAGTAACATTTGCATATCAATGGTGGGAGTGGGCAGGTGGTACTAATGGTCCAACCACAGATACATCAGCCGTTGCTGCTGTTGGTGGTAATCCTATTTTACCCTCAATCCAATAACTTAGATATATAAAGTAAGGCAGATCAGTTCTGCCTTACTTTTTCAAGGAGATATATTATATGGCTATGACTTTATTCGGGTTCCAGATAACTCGAAAAAAAGATGATGAAAAAGAGAACGAGACTCTTAAAAAGTTTTCAATGCCCACCAATGATGATGGTGCGGTAACTATACAATCTGGTTCATATTATGGAACATATGTAGATTTAGATGGTACAGTTAGAAACGAAATTGAGCTTATTACTCGATATCGTGAAATGTCTATGCAGCCAGAGCTTGAAACTGCTATCGACGAAATCGTAAACGAAGCTATTGTTGTAGAAGATTCAGGCAGTTCCATTGAAATTAATATGGATGAACTAGAAGTTTCCGATCAAATCAAAGAGAAAATAAAGGTCGAATTTGAATATCTCAACAAACTACTCAATTTTGGAAATATGGGACATGATATTTTTAGAAGGTGGTATATTGATGGAAGAATGTTTTATCATGTAGTCATAGACGAAACATCTCCTGCAAAAGGTATTCAAGAGCTAAGATATATTGATCCCAGACGTATCAGAAAAATTCGTGAGATTCAAAAGACTAAAGACCCTAAAACTGGTATGGAACTAATCAAAAAACAGAATGAATATTATTTGTATAATGAAAGAGGTATCATTGGTACACATTCAAATCTTGGTACCAAGATTGCTACAGATTCCATCATAAATGTAAATTCTGGTTTGATGGATGCGAAGAGAATTATGGTTCTCTCATTTTTACATAAAGCAATCAAACCACTCAATCAGTTGAGGATGGTTGAAGATGCTACAGTCATTTATAGACTTTCAAGAGCACCAGAAAGAAGAATTTTCTATATCGATGTAGGTAATATGCCTACAATCAAGGCCGAACAATATCTTCGTGATATTATGGTCAATTACAGAAACAAATTAGTTTATGATTCCACAACAGGTGAAATCAAAGATGATCGTAAACATCTTTCAATGCTTGAAGATTTTTGGTTACCACGCAGAGAAGGCGGTAAAGGCACAGAAATCTCTACACTACCTGGCGGTCAAAATCTTGGTGAAATGGAAGATGTAAAGTACTTTGAAAAGAAGCTTTACAAAGCATTAGGCGTTCCAGTCTCAAGATTAGAACCTACACAAGGATTTTCTCTAGGTCGAACCACTGAAATCACCAGAGACGAATTAAAGTTTACCAAATTTGTTCAAAGACTCAGAAACAAATTTGCCAGTATGTTTGATGATATGCTGAGAATACAACTTGTACTCAAAAGAGTTTGTACAGAAGAAGAATGGGATGATTTCAAAGAAAATATCTGGTATGATTTCAAGAAAGATAATAATTTTGACGAAATCAAAGAATCAGAACTTCTAGGACTTAGATTACAAACACTGCAAATGATTGATCCATATGTGGGTAAATATTACTCTATGGAATGGATTCGAAAGAATGTTCTTCAGCAAACTGATGATGATATGGCTGAAATCAATCAGCAAATGCAGCAAGAAGCTGAAATACAAGCACAACAGCAGCAACAGCAGCAACAACAAATGGCTGCACAAGGTCTTGATCCTAATGGCAAGCCATTACCAACAGGACCTAATGAAGAACAATTAAATCCTGACGGTACTCCTGTTATGCCACCATCTAAGTTCGAAGTTCATGCAAACGAAATGGAATTTTTACAATGAAAGATTTAAGAGAAGATTTAAATAGACTCAAACAAGTAGAAACTTCTGAAGCTTCGGTGAAAGCAAAACAACTTGGATTAAATTATGTAGGATTTGGTAGATACGAGGATTCACGAACAGGTCAAGTTACTCATATTATCAGTAATAATAAACTGGTACCATTTCAAAGAGCAGTCAAGACAAATACATTTAAAGCCACTGGTATGGACGATGTTGGAAATTATAACGAATTTGTTCAACCAGAAGTGCAACAGTTACATCAAGCCTTGATTGCTAATTATTCACCAGACAAATACAAAGATGATGAATTGAATGCAATCTATGCATACACGAATGGTGGTTATCTGGATATCAATAATAGACTTGCAGAATTACCTCCTGGTATACCTGCAAAAAAGATTGAACCAACATCACCAGAAGATACAATTGTAGATGTTGTAAATTCACTAGATTCAATGCTCCGCAAGAGCAGAGCACCATTTGATTTTCTTGGATACATGAAATTAGGTCCAGATTATAATGTACAGGATATTGTGCCTGGTAGAAAAATGGTTTTGAAAACATACAAAGATACATCAATCAATATGGCAACGGTATTGAACTCTTCTGATAATTCGGTAAAGAGTCCTGCTGGTAGAAATATGGCCGTATTATTTCAGGTATTAGTGAAAAAGAATTCAAGAGGTATGTATATCTCTGACTATTCAGCTACACCAGATGACATGGAATTTTTATTACCTAGAGGAACAGTATTGGAAGTTATGAACGGTCCTCAAAATCTGGTTGGTAGTAATGCTGTAACACAAGATATGAACTTAGAAATAGTTTATTTTGATGTTGTAGCAAAAACATAAATAATAAAAATACCAGGAAAAAAAGAATGAAAACAGTCAAGCAGATATTAGGAGAAAGCCAAGCTATTGATTACACAGATAGATTGTCTGTTTTATCTAGTTTAGGTTTGTTGGAAGAGAGTAAGGTGGGTCTGGTCAGAAGATCATTGGAAAAGAATCCAATGAACATGACCATGGCAGAATCTAAAGCTCTCAAAGAATTTGTTGACAATATTTTGTCACAGATGCTGCTTGAAAAGCAAGATTATTTGAGTAAGTTTGATAAAAGAGTACCTAAAGGATATCCTTCAGATAGGGATATGCCAACTGTATTGATTCTCAAAAGAAAGGCTATTAGAGTGTATCCAGACAATCAAAAAATAGCACTGTATTATTCACAAGCGTTAGATAGATATATCTCTATTCCTTATGGCCCAAAAGGTGAACCATTAGGTATGGTTATGAATGAGAGTGTTGATACTTCTGATATTTTCAAGAACATGAAGCAGAACGAGTCTGAAAATCCAAAATTGAAATTTGCTCCCGGCATGAAATTAAATGAAATTTCATCGGAATTGATGAAAAGATATATTGAACAGAGTAAGAAAAAACATGAAGAAGGTAAAAGAAAATTGAATGTTGGTATGGTTGCATTGGCTAATGCTAAATTAAAATCCAAAAAATCTGATGAGTTGACAAAAGTTTTAAATACTCCAACAAAAGAATTGGTTAGAACTCCTGGTGGTTATAAGGAAGGTAAAAAAGCTATATTACAATCTTCTGCACCAGGAGCAGAGAAACTGGGTGCTCTTTTTGGATTGGCAGCAAGAAATAAAATTGAAAAAATTAAAGCTGGGTTTGCGGCCCGGCCATCAAAAAAACAAGAAATGGTCCCAGCACCAAATAAACAATTCCCAACAGCACCGCAAGCACCTATGGGAATGTTTGAATCTAAAAACACATTTAGAAAAAATCTTCGTATGATTAGAGAAGAAGATAAAAATAAAACAAAATCTGATGAATCTGATGAATATGGTAAAACAGATGCTGCATTAGATGCGGCAAGTCTTATACCCGGAATAGGGAGTGTTGCTTCTGTCGTTTCAGCAGTCAGGAATGTTGCAAGAGGAAAGCATTCAGATGCTGCATTAGATGCAGCTGGCATTATACCAGGGGTTAACTATGTCACCAAACCCGTAAAGGCAGCAAAAGCGGCAGCGAGAGCACTGAGAACAGTTAAAAAAATAGAAAAAGTAGAAGATGCAAAAGGTTTAAAAAGCCTATCTAGAAGAACTAGGAAGATAAACCGTAAAAAAGTAGACCCAACAAAAGCAGCAAAACCACCAAAATCTAGATTTCGCAGAATCCTAGATAGGGTTAGTGGAATTGGTGCTGGTGTGGCTGGTGCAGTAGGTGGTGCATTAGGTGCTGCTG